GCGCCCCACCGTACCAGCCATTGAGTGCCATATAGTTTGCATTGTTACCAAAACTGCCAATAGGGACCCCCTCCCCTGCGCCAGCATTACCACCGATACCGTAATCTCTGTTTCTTACAAGCGCCCCGGCACTTTGGTCTATAACGTTGGTCAAGGTATTGGATGTAGCCGCTGTTCCTAAACCGAGGTTTGTGCGAGCGTCTTCCTTGGTTGTTGCGCCGGTGCCGCCCTGGTTAACTGCCAGAGTGCCATTCGTACCCTTCTGCAGTAATTTACCGATGCCAGGGATACTTACGGCGGCTCCATTGATGGTAACTGTGATGCTCTGATTTGCTGAAGTGGTGGCGAATGTCTCCCACGCGCCAATATTCTCATCGTACTCGTTGATGAGCTGTGAAATCGCCTGCGCCAGTCCGTCGACCGAGATGATGTCTGATACCAGAATGCCGTACTTCTGACTGCTAAGCGCCGGAGAAGCGGCAGGCGTAACCGTCATTGACGTGGCGCTGTTCACGGATGAAATCTGGAACAGCTGCACCGGGTTAGACATGACGATAATCGTCTGGCCAGCGCGGACCTGGCTGGCGGGTGCCGTCCAGTTCGTGCCGGTGCCGGTTGCGGTATTTCCGTTTATGGCGATTGTGCCGGTGTTATAAATCATATTTTCTCCAGGCAATAAAAAACCCCGCCGGAGCGAGGTTGATATTTATAAAGGTTGGTTATTTGCAGGTGGTTTCAGTAAATGTGTTCGCACTTACCCAGCGCCAGTTGAAAGGGTATCCGGCCCGGTACTGCGTCTGGTTGTTTTGTTTGCGAACGCCGTAAATTTGAACCGTGTTTTCCTGACCGCCAACGATGGCTGTGCCGCTGCAAATAGGTTCCTGTTTCTCAAGTACGCCAGCGCAGCCAGACAGCATGACAGACCCCGCCAGGCAGATGAGCAGCTTATTCATTATGATGGTATCCCGAGGTATTCATGAACTTAGACAATACCAACATGAAAAAGGTGGGTATAATTGATTAGATAGATCAATTATCCGTTATTGATCGCTCAAAACGATCAATCAGTCATAGGCTGCTGTATTTATCGCTGTTAATGAAATTCCGGTATTTGTACCGCCTCCCGGCGTCCCTGTCCCCGTTGAAGTCCCGCCTGCGTTTACCCTCGTAGTTGTTCCATCGAATCTGCATGACGAATACGCATTGATTGTGTAAATGGTAGGAGGTTGAGTGGAGTTATTTACGATTATGGTCTGACCCAGCTGTGCAGGCGCGACGGCCCACGAACCGCTCAGCGTCTGGTCAATATTGATCCCCCCGTTTGCGCCCGGCGTGCCAACAGTCTGCAGGTCTGATAAAACGCGAGACTCATTTGTCAGCACAAGCTTTCCGGCTGCGTCCCAAATAGCCAGACCCCATTTCGGTAATGTCTGCGGGAATACGGCAAATACATATACTGTCAGGGTGAAACCCTGGTTATAGGGGTTAACCCCGCCCACATAGATATTGCCGCCATTCCTGTAAGACATAACAGGCGTGGGCTGTGCTGTATTGGTGGTTTTAATAAATACCATCACAGGATAACTTGCGTTCAATGCAATATTCTGTGCAACCTGCTGAGAACTGCCGTTAGCGGACGAATTAAAGGCGTACTTTCCGTAAAGACAAAAAGGTGTTGATTGTGGCGTAACAAAGGGATTCCCGTTATTCATTAATATCATTGCGCCAAATTCGGCCATTATGATTTCTCCATGAAAATGACTACCTCACACTTTGATGCCGGATAATTGCCTAGTCCTACAGTAGTGGCAGCTGATACGGTTATAGTGTTCCCCGATGCTACAATGCGCCGACCTACGCTGCTCCCTCCTTCATCGAGTGAAAGAACAAAGCCGACTTTCATTCCGGAGGGAATCGTAAAAGACCAACTGCCGGATGTTTGCCCGGCAGCCAGTTGTATACGCCCAACAACGGAAACTGGCTTGATACCATAGTTATTAGGTTTCCCTGCTGCGTCCCAGGTTTTTATCCCATAGGCCATATCAGAACACTCCCGTTAACCTGCCAACCTGCACCCTCAGTACATTGCTGCCGTCTTTGACGCTGATTGTCTGGTTGGTCTGCTTCATGGCCCCCTCTCCTGCCGTCGAACCATAGTTTTCAAAGGTACCATTCTTATCCAACTTCCAGCCTACAGACCCTGCAACATAATTATTGGACTGGATGTAATTACCGATCTTGGCGTTAGATATTGTCCCGTCCTGGATGAATGTATCTCGGATAAAAGTCTGGCCGTTCTGGATCACAAAAGGCAATGAAACAGTGCTGCCAGCCTGCGTGGTTACAGCGAAACGGTCTGCCAGGAAGATAACCTGCGACTGCATACCAGAAGGAGTGTTCTCTACTCCGATCCCCATCCCTGCGGCGTAATACTGCCCGTTAGCGGCCACGCCAACTTTGATGTTATACATCGCGCTGATGTTGCCGTTGATGTCAGCCACCGCATTAGCGGTTTGCGTGATAGCAGCGGTCTGTCCATTCACCGTTACGGTCAAAGAATTGATTTTTGTTGCAGATGCCTGAGTAAAATCAGCCAGGGTTTCGGTCAGATCTGTCGCGTTCGAAACATTACCACCGGCAGAAGCATCAAGCGTCACCAGCGCGCGGGCCACGGCCTGACTGGTATCTGCAATAGTGGTATCGATACGGTCGATGCTGGCGCTGTTTCCTGCATTAGTCACGGTTTGAGAACGGCGGGAAGTGACCTGCGCCAGTCCGTTTTGGATTATGGCGATAGCCGAGTTTTTCACTCCTCCTGTCATGCCGTCCATAGATACACTGATGCTGTCGATTCTCTGGCCAAGCGCGGTATCAGCCGTCGCCACGGTCTGCTCAAGCTCAGAGAGAGAAGACGACACGTCACCAACCGTGCTCGAAAGTTCATTAACGCTGGTCTGAACCTGCCCGATGTCCTGCGCGTTTTGGGCTATTTCCTGCGCCTGCAGCTCAAGGTTGTCGGCGTTCTGCTTGATGTCGTCAGCCATGCCAGCAATTTTTTCATTGCTGTCCACAGCACTCTCAATCAGATCCTTAAATACCTCAGAATCTTTAATCTCCTCCAGGATCACATCAGTGATGTCGGAGACATCGATGCTGGCCTGCCCGCGCACCCAGCCTGTCCAGTCGCTCTGATTCCCGATGCGGTCAACCAGCCGTGCCCGGTACCAGAATTCCTGCCCTGCCTTCAGCCCCATCTGCTGATAGAGTTTCTGGGGATACGGCACCGACGCCAAAAGCATTGGATTTGCCCCATCTACTGAAGCGCTGTATTGCAGTTCCGTGCTCAGGGTGTCGGCGGTATCTGCGGGGAAACCCCATGTAACGTTGATCCCAAATACAACATCCTCTGTTGCAGTTAGTCCGACAGGTTTGGGCACTTCACCGGTGCGGCCGGTAAGATGGGTCAACGCAGACGTGGCCCAAAGGCTGGACGCTCCCCCAGAGTTAATCGCACGGACGCGCACAAGGTAATCGCCCTCGAAAATGCCAGGCACTTCGATATTTCGTAACCCGGTTTCAGGCACGTTTACCCATTCGTTATTTCCGCGCTTCCACTGTGCCCGGTACGCTATTACGTCCGACTGCAGTTTGCCGTCTTTATCAACTGGCGCATCCCACGAGGCGGTTAGCGTGGCCACGCGCTGCCCCTGGCGAACCGCATCATAGCTCGATACCATGATGTTGGTCGGCTGGTTCACGAGCCCGGTCGGAATCAGGCTTATCGGTGGAGTATCAAGACGAGCGTTGTTGTCAACGGCGTCGTATTTCGACGCGTTATACTCCGCACCGGTAATGGTGAAGGTATTTTCCTCATCATCAAATTTTAGGTTCGTTACCCGGAAATACTGTAGGCGCAGCTGACCAGCATCAATTACGAACACGGCATTAGCTAATGGCGCCGCCGTGAACGGCGTGGACACGATCAGCTGCGTGCCATTTACGGCCTGTATCACCCGGCTTTCAACGGTACCGCCCTGGGTGCGAATCATCAGCGTATCGCCCGCCACCGCACTGGTGCCCCGGTCAGTGGCCACGGCCTTAAGACCTGCGTTATACCCGGTGATACGCCCGCCGTAAACGCGCCCTGACAGGCGTTCATCTGCAAACGCAAATACGGTGCCCGGCACGAATACAAAGCCATCAAGTCCAGTCTGAAGCGTGATAATGCGGTCAAGGGAGTTGGAATACACCGCCCACCCGCCACGCCGCTGCGCCTCGCTCTCACGCGTACAACCGATTGCAGTGATTTGTGTCTGCTTAAACTTGAACTGCTTCACCAGTTCCGGAAACATCACTGCCGTGGTGCGGTCCTGGTAGTGGTTATCCGGATCGCTGAAGTTAATCAGCGCGCTGGAGAATCGGTTTTTCTCACTGCCACTTGAGTACACTGGCTTACCCACCACTGATGCGCGAGTGAGGATCTGCAACTTCGTAGTGTCCGCCGGCATGTCAGAGACAACATTGAACATGTTGTTGCCCCAGAAAGTCATTCCGTTGAAGCCCGCGGCAATATCTTTAATCACCTGCCAGGCATCAGCCTGGGACTGGATGTAAACGTCAAACATGAAGCGTGGCTCGGTACCGCTTCCGCCTTTCCCGTCGGGTACCTTCTGGTCGCAGCGCTGGGCGATGCGATAGAGCTCCCACTTATCGAGCATTTCTGGCGTTACGCGGCGCCCAAGGCCGAAGCGCGGCTCTGTCAGAACATCGAACCAAATCCACGCCGGGTTGTTCGTCCAGCCCCATTTAAACGTCCCGTCCCATGTTCCGCTATAGGTCCGCGCTATTGGATCATAGTTCGAAGGGATTCGGATGATGCGCCCCTTCGGCATGCAGGAAATCTTAGGGATGTTGTTGAATGACTTCGCGTTAAAGGACACGTACAGCAGCGCTGTGTGTGGATATCGCAGACGAGCATCGATTT